ACATAACGTATCAGCAACAATTTCAGTTAAAGAAAATGAATGGGAATTAGTTGGTGATTGGATGTGGGAAAACAAAGATTCATATAATGGTCTTTCTGTATTACCTTATGATGGTGGAACTTATACTCAAGCACCTTTTGAAGATTGTACAAAAGAAACATACGATAACTTAATGAAGAGTTTGAAAGATGTTGATTTAACAAAAATCATTGAATTAGATGACGATACTAATTTAAGTGGTGAATTAGCTTGTGCAAACGGAGCTTGTGAAATTAAATAATTACGTATGGAAATTAAATGGGGACCTGATATAACGTTAACACAACAAGTATTGTTGGCCTTATATGAAATACGTAAAAAAAACGGATAACTAAAAACCCTCTTCGGAGGGTTTTTTAATGCAATAAACTTTACACTTTAGATTTTATTTTTTGGTGGTAAATTTCAAGGATAGATATTTATAAGTAAAAAGAAATGGCACAAAAAGGTTACATAAATATACAGTTTCCTTTTCAAGATGATCCTGATGGTAAGTTTTTGAAAATGAACGATGATGTAAAACAGGCAATTAAAGCCGATTTGTTACATCTACTTTTAACAAATAAAGGTGAAAGATTGTACATGCCAGATTTTGGTGCGAATTTAAGAAAATATCTTTTTGAACAAAATGATGATATATCGTACCAAGCCATTACAAATGAAATAAATGACGCGGTAAGAAAATACATACCAAATTTAACAGTAAATGCAATAACACCAACTAAATCTGAGGATAGTATTTACGCTGTAGTAATTAAAATAGAATATACAGTTACTACAGGAGCTTTCCAATCAAATGACAGTGTAACATTAAAATTATAAAAACATGGCAGAGAAAAAAATAAATTATTTCGCAAGAAATTTTGCTGACGTAAGAGGTCAGTTAATAACTTATGTAAAACATTTCTACCCGGAACTTTTCCAAGATTTTAATGATGCTTCTGTTGGTATGATGTTATTAGAATTAAATGCGGCTGTATCAGATATGTTATCTTATCATACAGATAGAATGTTTACTGAAACACAAATAGACTACGCACAAGAAAGAAGGTCATTACTTAACATAGCTAGAACTTTAGGTTTAAAAATACCTGGTAGAAGGTCATCCATCACTCTTGTAGACTTCTCTGTAAACGTACCTGTTTTTGGTGATACTTTTGATAATAGATACGCACCAATAATTAAATACGGAACACAAGTAGCCGGTGGTGGACAAACTTTTGAAACATTAGACGATATTGATTTTAATTCACCTTTTAGTAGTGGTGGGGTTCCTAACAGATTGATAATACCTAATATAAATGCTAACAATCAAATAATTAATTATACTTTAGTTAAGAGAGAAGTTGTTAGTAACGGTATAAGTAAAATATTCAAAAAAGTAATAGGACCTAATGATGCAATACCTTTTTTAGAAATTATATTACCTGATAACAACGTTGTTTCTGTTGAACAAGTTATTACAAAAGAAGGGACCAATTTAACAACAAACCCAACTACGGCCGAATTTACCGACCCTAACATAAGATGGTATGAAGTTGATTCATTAGCTGAAGATAAAATATTTACAGAAGACCCATTAAGAACAACCGACAACTCAGGTATTACACCAGGTAAATGGATGTCAGTAACTAGAAAATTTGTTAAAGAATTTACAGATACTAATTTTTGTAAATTAACTTTTGGTTCAGGATTTTCCGATGAACAATACTTACAACAATATACAAATGACCAGTACGTATTACAAATATCTAATTTTTTTAATAGTGTTGCGTTAGGTGAAATACCTAAACCTGGAACAACAATGTTTGTTAGATATCGAGTTGGTGGTGGAACTTCTGCTAACATAGGTGCTAATGTTATTGGTAGTATTGGTTTTGTTGACATGGTTGTTAACGGACCAAATCAATCTAATAATCAGGCTGTTAGAGCGTCATTAAGGGTTAACAATCCTGTACCTGCTTTTGGTGGCGGAAATGAACCAACATTAGACGAAATTAGATGGATGACAAAATATAATTTTGCATCACAAAATAGAGCGGTAACCATAAAGGATTATATCGCAACAATATTTAAAATGCCAGGTCAGTTCGGTGTACCTTTTAGAATGCAAGTTTCAGAAACACAAAATAAAGTAGACTTTGCGATATTAGGTTTAGATGCGGCAGGAAAATTAAGTAACTCATCTACAAACTCATTAAAAGAAAATATGGCTACTTATTTAGCTGAATATAGGATGATTAATGACTATGTTAACGTTAGAGACGGTAAAATAATAAATTTAGGATTTGAAATAGATTTATTTGTTGATAAAGCTTACAACTCGGGAGAAATTATTAACAATACGATAAATACTGTTAAAGATTATTTTAATGTTAATAAATGGGAAATGGGTCAAAATGTGTACATGGCACAGTTAATAGAATCTATAAATAATGTCGCTGGTGTTTTAAACGTAATTGATGTTAAAGTATTTAACAAAGTTGGTGGTAATTATTCTTTGAATAGAACTTCACAAGCTTATATCAGTAATGAAACTAAACAAATAAATTTAACAACCGATTTTGCTTTGTTTAATGAATACGACTCAATGTTTGAAATAAAATCCCCACAATCAGATATTAAAGTAAGGGTTAAATCTTAATGGAAAGTAATAACATTACAAATCTAATAGGTAGTAAAAGATTCAAGTTAGCTCAAAACGCTAATACTAATATTGAATTAGGTTTAGAAGGAAAAACAAAGCCTTTAACCGAATACGATATTATAGATATTGTAAATTCTTATGACCTTTTTTTACAAGAAAGAGATACCATTAAAAAATATAGATTTAATGGCAGGTTTAATATTTTTGTAAATGGAGAGGTAGCACCAAATTCGTCATTTTATTCACCAACAACAGGAAAATTTGATGATGTGGCTTGGAGTCCCATGTTTTTTGGACCCCAAAAAGACATACCCCAAAATTGGGTTATGCAAATTGTTTATCCGGCAATATCTGACCTAGATTTTAATATTAATAAAAAACTTTATACAGGCGGTATAACTAGCATGCCTACTGTTACAGGTAATATAAATAGTAAGGCGTTTAGAGGTTTACAATATGAAACTTTATATGTTATACCATCAGCTAGTAACCCAAGTAGTTATAATTTAGCTATAAGAGGTGTACAAAAACACAAACTACAGGTTGGTGATTATATATACCTATACAATAATGTAAATTACAACGTATATCAAGGTATTCATGAAGTTTCTTCTTTGGGTATAAATTCACAAAATAGTGAAACTGATTTGACTTTAAATACGGTAGTTAACACAACTATAGGTTCTGGTTTATTTCCGGCCGGTAACTTTGTTAGAATTGTAGGACCTTCTTTTAATGATATAACTTTTAACTCAGCGGTTAGTTTTAATACCGCGACAGCTACAGATATAAGTGGTAGTACCACAGGTGTTTACGGACCTAACGAGCCAATTTTTACCACAGTAACAACCAATCAACCACACAATTTATTAGTCAATAATTTTGTTGATATTAGAAGAAATGATGTTAGTACGTTAAATGGTGTTTTTAGAGTTTACTATATTGTTAGCCCAACAAAATTTGTTATTAGAACAAATCCTTCAGCTAACGCATTAACTAAAGGTAGTGTTGTAAACTTTACCAACCCGTTACCAAAATGGAGAAAATTAGACGGAACACCTTCTGAATACTATGTTAGAAAATTTGAAGTTTTAACCACAAATAGTTATAGTGTAAACCCATGTGCTTTTAGTTCTTCGGTTTACCAAGATGTGAGCTTAATAAATACGGGATTAGTGAACGATACTTGGTTATTTCAGTTTAATCAAGACATTGATTTAAAAAATCTTAGATCAAATAGAAACGGTGAAATATCGGAAGTTTATTACTCTATAATAAAAAGAGCGGGAGCATTACCAAATTTTCAATCACAACCAGTAGATTCTTGGTCAAATGTTAATGCCGATTGGGAGTTTAATAATAAAACTTTAACTACGGCAAATGGGATTGAATTTGTATCGATTTATAATCCCTCTGGTTTAGGATCAATAGAAAAACTTTCAGCTAGAACTGAAACTATAGATGTTAACGGTAATTTAAGGACAACGCCAGGTAGTTTGTATGTCGGTGATTTTTGTGAATTTAATTCCTTAGAACTTACGGAAAAAGTGGTGTCTGAAATTGTTAATAGATTTACAATAAATTCAAACCCAAATGGAGAGGGTTACTATTACAAACCTTTTAAAAAATTAGAATTAAGAAAATATTCAGACACAATTGAAACTGCAGAATCAATAGACTCTACAATAAATGTACCAACTAACTATGTTACATATGCTGATAACACAATAGCTTGGCGAGATTTATTACCTATAGGTTATTTTGAAAATTTAAATAACGGTGTTGATTACCCTTTTTTAAACGGGGCACATTATTTTTATTTTAATAAT